AATACCCCAAATGGTACAAATTACACTGATCCAAATGCTGAAATAACCGGGAACGGATATGGTAATGCCGCTACTGTCTCGATGGGGCAAAATGGTAAATTCACTGGATCATATGATAGCTTTGGTGTAGGCAAGACATTTGAATTTGTTGTAGTAATGTATTGTGAACATCCTACTGGCAATCTAACTTATGCTGGTAAAAAATGGAAAGAGTTAGATAGAAAGCCATACAAACAAATGCCTACAGATTGTAAACCTGGATTAGGTATCAAATTTATTCATCCATTACCTGGTTCAACACTAACCTCTAAATGCTCAGTTGACAGAGTTCATCCTGTTACAGGTGTTTGCCGTCCACATAAAGGATGCGATTTTGCTTATGGCGATCGACATCTAGGTAACGTGTTGGCATCATCGGATGGCACAGTTTGCTTTGCAGGATCACAAACCGGTTACGGTAATATTGTGATTATCGGTCACACTGATAGTGCTGGTAAAAAGGTATGTGTGACTAAGTACGCACACCTGTCTTCTATTGGTGTTTCAAATGGACAGAAGATTGCTGCAGGCGATAAAATCGGAGTAGAAGGAAATACTGGCGTTGGTACTGGTGCTCACTTACACTTTGAAATACGTGGTGGTTCAGGTAAAGGTGATATCGTTTTTGATCCAATGGAATATATTGGTGGAACAATGACGGCACAAACAACCAATGCTGCTGATCCTGGCGCCCCATCCGGAACTACTGAAACACAAACAAATAAACCTACAACTGTTTCTAGCCAAGCTAATACTAATCGTAGTGGTTGTGATTATAAACCAGATTATGTGCCACCAGAAGCAAACAATGCAGCTATTCTACCACCTCCACCAGGCGACAGATATGATAAATGTTTCCAATTGACAATGACTGAAGAAGTCGGTGGTTGGTTTGATTCAACTGATTCTGCTACCATAGCCGGGCTGTGTGATACACCAGCTAATAAAAGAAAAACTGGATGGGTTAATCATCCAAAGGATCCAGGCGGACTCACCAAATTTGGATTATCACAACAAAATAATAAACAGGTTGATGTGAATACTTGTAATCTTGGTCAAGCAAAAGGTTCTTATAAAGATAAATATTGGGATAAGAATAGATGTGGCGATTTATTCCCTGCAAGCACAAGTGCTGCCACATCGGCTGTTTGGTTTGATGCAACGGTTCAACACGGCGGCTGCAGAAAAATATTGGCTAGAGCTGTTGGTAAACCTGAAGGTACTGATATTGCAACTCTAATAACTGCAGCAAATGCAATGACAGAGCAAGCCTTTATTGACAGCTTTACTCAGGAACGTTTAAAATATGTATCATCATTGCAAGTAGCAAAGGATATGCCAGGTGTCACAGCAAGACCTGGTAGAGTAAAGACTAAAGCACTAGCAATTTAATGCATTATCAACTAGATAAGCTAGTGATATCACTTAAAAAGAATGATGGTTGGTTGATTTACTTAATATCTGCTAGCTTTCTGAAGTAGAATATCGATCTTAATAAAATATATTGAATCTGGAGAAAGTATGACATCAATAACAAGAGGAGCATTTAAATTTATTCGATGCTGTGGTGCTGCTGAATATCAACCAGTACGACAACATCTATTACAGTTTGCCACCTTTAGTGATGACTCTAGTTTAGATATTCAATTTTGTGGCATTCATTCTGCTTGTGCACAGTTAGGATTACGAATGCGTGTGCACATTAATGCAGAGCGACTCAAAAATGAGCAACCAAGAATGTTAGATAAAATAGATTTTGAGATACTTGGTAATTGGCGTAATGATGATACTGACATTATCTATCACGATTGCTGCAATAGAGAGCAATTTGATAACTTTATGAAAAACAGTGTTGATGTATTAGTTGTTAGAGCTAATGATAAACCAGTAATGCAAAATGATATAACTATGGGCATTCTAGAATTAATGGCAAAATATCCAAGACCGTTAACAGGTAAAGATTATCATTCAGCATTAACGCATCAAATATTGTTACAAACATATCCTCAATTTTATCCAGATTTAGATAAACATTGGACAGATTTTAATAAGGTGAATTAATATGCCGGCAGCCGCACGTATCGGAGATCCTTTTTCCTGCGGGGACCATGTCGCAGCAGGTTCTCCAAATGTCTTTTTTGACAATATACCTGCAACACGATTAGGTGATGCAACAACAGGACATGGTTGTTGGAATGCAAATGCATTAGCTGAAGCAAATTCAGTTTCAGTTTTTGCTAACAACATTCCTATTTCTGTTCTTGGTAATTCTAATCAGGTCCATTGCTGCCCACCCGGTTGTCATCAAGGAGCATTATCCTCTGCTTCCCCAACGACGTTTATTGGTGGATAAATTCAAATAGTTCATCTATTGAAACATTGTCATAATCAAATACGATTTTAACGGCAAAACCATTTTCAATAGCTAGAGATAATTTAGCATTGTCAATATTTTCTCTTTCTGTGGCTGATACACCAAAAGGCGTTCTCCAGCTATCCCAATCTATTATTTTATCTTTTTGTGGGTGCCATTTACTACCATGAAACTCTATAATTTTCTTTTTAGATTTAACTGTAAAATCATAGAAAAATATTTGTTTAGATTTGGATAAAAACCATTCTTGAGAATTATCTGTCCCCATAAAAATATCAGTTTTATCAAACCCCGCAGATATTAATTTTTCATATAGAGGTAAAAAAATCTTTAATGATTCAGCAGAAGCCTTACAAAATTTAGTATGCATTTTTGATTTCATTATCTGAAATTGATTATCTGCATCATCTCCATATTTAATACACGCAGCCTCGTACGATTTACCATATTTTGCGCTTTTACAGAATTTTTCATACTTTATCATACCATCTACTAAACCATTTCTAGATATATATCCGTCTAAACTGTTAGTAATATTTGATTTGTATTCTTGTAGTTTTTCTTTATATTTTTCACCGTATTTACGTTTATAATTTTCTTCATTATGAGCAAATTTCGATGTGTGTTCTTTATACTTAATCTCACCTAACACATCACCATATCTTAAGGCATACTTTTCTAATGTCATAGCTGATTTTAATTCTACTAATCTATTAATTCTAAAAATCCAGTTATCAAGATCATTTTCAATAAACATAACAACCCAATCGAGATAACGCCACCTAAGTCTTGGTTGTAAATTTACAAAATCAAACTCTTTCAATAATGTCTGAAGATTAATCAACTCATTTGGTGTTAATTCTAGGTTATGTTTCTGCAATAAATATTTTAATGACCATCGTAATATCTTTTCCATTTTATTCCTCTAAGGTGTCTTCCTCAATGCTATTTATTGAATTATGTAAATTATTCACTTATACTGGTAATTTATCAGCTTGCTCACCAACTACTTTCATTGGCGGATAAATGCCACTAAATATCAAAAAGGGATATAACTTTAAACCTGATTTTCCAGATACAGGATTAACTGAGTGTCGTATTCAGGTTCATAGCGCATTATTCTCTCGTCTTCATATTAACGATTTATTTTTTAGATCGTTAGAAAGAGGACAAGCATCAAATAAGATTTCTCTGTCACTGTCAGAAGTTATTGTTGACCACTCTCGATACACAAGACTAACAGTGACGTCTCCATTCATAACTGCTACTTCATATACTGGTATTGGAACTGGTGCAATTGGTGGTATCGCTGTATCAAGTATGCCTCCACAGAAGACTTATGAAATAGTTGCGATTGATTCTAAACTGTTTCATAATGATGTTCTTGGTGATATCTTAGTTGATAAACCATATCGCAATTCTCATTTAGCGCTAATGATTTTTTCAGGTATGACACGGTTTGTGCCAGGTGATAAGTTTGTGATATCGATATCTGGTGGTACTGAAATCCATGATACACCTACTATAACACCAACAACTACTAGCACTATTGATCCCGCAACCGGTATCACATCTACAACAACTGATCCAGATCCAACTGTTCCTAACCTACGAGCAGTCGTAAATGCTAACAGCAAAATGGTTAGAATGCCTGCAAGAGGAATAGATAGAACTGATCTAGAAGGTGAAGATTTAGGTTATGCAACATTCACTAACACCTTTATGTCAGATGGGGATGGATTGCCAGTCAATGCATCAGGTATTAAGAATGGTCCAGATAGAGCATTCTCATTTATCAATTTTTCAGAAAATGAGAATGGTCAGCAGGCAGTTATTGCAAAGGTATTTGAATGGGTTGGTGATGATGTGTATAATGGTGAATGGAAAATCTACAGCTAGAGACACATAATCCAACCGATAATATGATTCTGTGTCTGTTTTGTATTGTCATATTCCATTTTGTCTATTATTGATTTATTAAATGGTAGACTGTGTTGCTTGTTCTTCATAAAATCAGCCCATGGAAAATCAGTATATTCAATAAACTCAGGCTTAATAACCGGTGGAAATAATGCTGCACGATAGAGGAAATTATTATTACCGAAATGTATGATCATTGATGATCGCTTTGACCATGTGGGACTAATAGCAAACTTAGCTGTTAAACTATTTTTTTCTGCCATCAATTTAATTCTAATAAGTGCATAAGGTACATCATCTGATACACTTTTAACTCTATTTTCTATTTCATCTAATGTATTAGTTAGATTAATAGGTTTTACATTCATCAATTTGTTATAACTTTTACCAGATACACCTGTTTTTAAACAATGGGATTTAATCTCCGTAATAGTCTGTGGATAAAGTTTCAGCATAGCACCAAACGCTGTTGATGTGTCAACATTCAACACTTCTAAATCAACTATCTCATTTAGCTTCATTTGAATATTACCCATCCTGCAATAAGCGTATCTTTGTTATCAACCCAGGTGCGATTTTGGATTTGCTGCCAATTATTTTTAAGATTATTAAATGCTGGGTTCCAAAAAGTTGCTCCAGGAAATGAATTATGTATAGAAAAAATATTTTTATCTGCCATTCTATTTCTAACAATCCATGTATGATCACGCGCATAACAAAACATATGTGCCATTTTAACAGTTGATTGGTTTAGTCTAAATTCACCAACCTCAGGATTTTCTGAATTTTGTAAAAAATTTAAACGTATTACTGCACATGGTTTGAATGTGTAATCACTATCTTTTGCTTTATTTTCTACTGCCATATTAGAATCAATAAAATTCTCCGCTTTAGCATTCATAAGTGCATTGTATGCTTTTCCTTCAATACCATTATCCATGAATATTTGCTGGAATGCTTTAAATAGTGTCCCATTGAGTTTAATTATTTCACCAAACGTTGTGTCATCGGTAATAATTAATTAGTTATTAGCTATTTCGTTTAGTTTCATTTGAATAATACCCATCCTGCAATATGTGCATCTGGATCATCACTGATATCGCCAGTGGTAATTTCCTGTTTGCATTTATGAAGATTGTTATAAAGTGGTGCATCAAATGCTTGATCTGGGAATGATTCAACCATATAGTACAGTTTCTGTTTATTTGGTCTATTTCTAACAATCCAGTTAAAATGGCCAGCATAACAAAACATATGTACTGATCCAGCAGATGCACTAGTCATTCTAAATTCGCCAACATTTTGATTTGCTATTGATGGACCAAATACTAAACGAATTACCGCAAATGGGATAAATCTGTTCTCCAGCCGCATGGCTTCATTTTCTATTTGCGTAGGAGATAATAAAAAATTATCAGCTTTAGCATTTAGGATAGTATTATACATTGATCCTTCGATACCGTTATCTAAAAATAACTGTTGAAACTTGCTAAATGAGTCACTATCGAGTTTCATTATTTCGCCAAATTTAGTGTCTTTGGTAATAACTAATTGTTTACCGAATATCTCATTTAGTTTCACGAAAACACCACCCAGTTATAAAGAATACCATATATAATTGAGCCACCATTATCAGTTAGATCTGATGCTGCAGTATAACCTATTTTTTTACACTTATTATAGAAACTGTTCATATTGAAACAGTTCTTATATAAAGGAACTCTAATTTCGTTTGTATTGATAGCTTTAGCTGAATATTTACTATTTTGGTTTTCTATTAAATAGATTCTTGAGTTTACTCGTAAGAACAATTCATCACATTTAATATCCCAGTCCCACACTTCAGACTCCATAGATTCAAAGTGCAACATTGCGGATGTATCGCGCGCCATAAATTCATTACTAATAGCAGGTCGATCGCCGCCGCCATTCATCGAATCTTGATCAGGTTTTGTATTCAATAGGCTATTATATTCTGCACTCGTCCAGTTTTCATCTAATGCTAATTGCTGAATAGTGCGCATAAGCGGCTTTTCATTCATTATTAGCTCTTTAAGTGTATGTATGTGTTTATCACCAAGCATTATCTTAAAGTCTGGATAAGGATATTTTTCTTCGCACAAATATTCTTTGAATCTCATTTGAATAGCACCCACATTCTATATTGTGCATAATTTGGCATATTGCCTTCACTTTTTGATCTATGATATAGGTCTACATTAGGCTGAAAACCAGCAGCTACTCCATGTACAGTAATATGATCACGCATTTCTATCTCAATATTAGAACTATATTTAGTAAACAAATACACGAAATCATCATTCATTATATTATCGTGTGTTTCATTTTTTACGTGTAAATATATTGGTGAATTGTTTGACATTATATCATTATCAAACAGTCTTTCTTTAGGTTCTTCATTAGGATCGTGTGAAGATGTTTCTTCCGATGTTTTAAAATAAACCAGTATAGCTGGCATATTATCATTGAACTCATTCATCAAAGTGTTTAATGACAATAACCGTTTATTTTCACGGTATTCGGCATATGGGTGTAATGGTTTTAATGCACATATTTTCTTGTATGTTTCACCAGACATATTTGTATCAAATATCAGTTTTCTAAACTGTTCAGCAAATTGTTTGCTTGCTTTTAATAAATCACCGAACGAATTGGGCAGCTTATCATTATTGATATCGAAAGATTCGTATAAGCTAACAATTTCTGACAAGAGCATTAAAACATTCCTTCAAACCATTGTTGCCATTTTCCAGGAAACTTTGATGGGTCATAAAACCACATACTACCTTCATTATTAGTTATTGAGATGTTAATGCGCACTTGCATTAAATCACCTACTAAAATAGGGGATATACAGTGAATGAAATGAGGTCCTGCTGGATGAATAACCATTGTACCCCGTTGTGGTACAAGACTAAAATCGTATGCAGGAAATTCTAATTTACCACCATAAACTTCATATTTTGGATCAAGTGGAACACCGTCATGGTAATCTTTGAGCCATAAAACCGCTGTTAAATCTACATCGTGAACCTTAACCCATTTTTTTCGTAGTAATTTTGAATTAATACATTGTGCTGGTTCAGCAGCTTTCTTTGCATATTCAGGATAAGTCTGAAAAGTCATCTTTTCAGTTCCAACATATTTACACTGATAGTGATTTGTGATAGCTGATAAATGTGGCTGGAGCCGATCCCAAATAACATTTTCAAACCCCTCGTGCATTCGTAACATCTTCAATGGGTTACCCTCAACATCTCTATCAGGTTCATTCACACGTAGAGTGTCTACAATATTTTCACAAAGCAACGGTGAAAGAAATTCGGATAGCACATAAAATGGGCTCTTTATAGTCTTATTCATCTGTATAATTCTCTCTTATGGTGTAAATTTAAAATGCTCGACGACGTAAGCAATGAATGAGCCAGCGGCAGCTAAACCTGATCCTAATAAAGCTAACATTTTCCAACTACCTTTAGCCATAGCTTCTTGTGTTTGGATATGCTCCTGTTTAACTTTTATATCACTCATTGTGGTTTTAATGTCGTCAATTGTTTGACGAAGTGTTTCTGCAGATAATCGAATAACCGTCATAGTTTCATTAACTTGTGAAAAATTCACAGTCATCTTAATATTATGATCGTTATATTTGTCATTAACTGCTTTTAAATCGGCATTTAACATAGCTAAGTCTTTTTGTAATTCCTCCACTGTAGTTTCAAGACGAGCTAATCTATCTACCACCAAGTCTTCTGTTCTTCTTTTTTCACTTTGTGGTGTTATAATTGCTCGTCTATCTATACCGGAGTAAGGTGTATCTTCACCAGCTTCATTATCGTCTATATGTTTGGTTGTCATTATTAATCCCGTTGTGCATTCTCAGTACTCTGTTATCAATTATTTGAGATATATTATTTTCTATAATTTAGCACAGACGTATTATTTATTGACTATGTTGCCTTAGCAACATTATTCCTTTGGATCAACAATGAGCTCGGCATTCTTTAATGCATTACGACCAATTAACATATCAAACTTCATTTCACCACGGTTACTAACACTAAACTCAACATCCTTCACTAAGTTACCGTCAATCATAATATCAAATTTGATAACAGGTCTATCTTTTCTGCCACCATCAGCTGAACGAATATGTGCTACACGTTCTATCCAACATTTGTATTTGATATTGTTAAAGAGGAATGAAATAGTACCACCATCATTTAGTTCAATGTCTGACCCATGAATAGAACTCAACGTTGCACCAGTATCAACACGTGCTAAAATAGGTTCGTCATTATTGAATCGCTTAATAATAACATGGGTTTCAACACCTATAATACCATCACCTTCAGAATCGTCTGTCATATCTACTTCAACATCTATTAGATTTTCAGCTTTATCATCACTAGGGGTTTCATCTTTGGCATCAACCTCAATTTCATCATCACTTCCATCATTTTCAATGACGTCAGGATCACTAATCGGTTGTTCTACTTCCTTAGGAGCATCTGCTATCTCTACCTTTGGTTCTTCAACGGGTAAATCTTTTGGTTCTTCTTTATCCACATCTTTCGGAGCATCTTTATCTTTTGCTTTAATGCAATATTCAATAACCAATTTAGCAACATCTAAATCAGGATTAGCTTCACCAATTGTTTCAAATCCAGGTGAACTATTAAATTCAAAAATAACAGGTTCACCACTATCATCAACTAGATAATCAACCGCACAAAAGTTGATTCCTGTTAATTCTGCGATTTTTTCACATACTTCGATTTCACGAGCACTAGGTTTAAATGTTTCATATTTTGAACCTTGACCTGAATTTGTTCTAAAATCTTTATCAGTATCAACAGCTCTAAACATAGAAGCAACATACTTACCACCAATTGTCATTATTCGGCAGGCACCCTTATTTTCAATAAATTCTTGAATAACGAATTTAACTCCGCGATCAAGCATCACCTGTACAACACTCTTCATTGATGCATGGCTATCAACCTTCATAACACCAACACCACCACGACCAAATAATGTCTTAATGATAATTGGGAATTTAGTATCGAGAGATTCAAAAGCAAAATCTAATTGCGATTCAGCTGTTAACATAGCCGACTTCGGTGTCTTGAAACCGTTCTTGAAAAGAAAAATTTGACTATCGAGTTTGTTGTTTGCTAATCTAACACTGTTTGCCGGATTAATAACAAGTGCGCCCATGCTTTCAAAATGGTTAATAATTGCTAATTTATATTCAGCATTTTCATCAGAAAACCGTGGAATTAGCACATCAGCCTCAGTAATTTTCTTCCCTTCGTGCGACACATATGGTTCTGGACCAATATGAATGTAACACTTATCAGGATCCAACAAAATAGTATCATGGCCAGCAGCCTCGATAGCCTCTTTTAATTTCGTTGGCGAAAATTCATTAGGTGTAGTAGTTAGAATAACAAACTTCATACTTTATCCTCTTAGGTCCAATTCTTTGCGTGTGGGATACCTGCAAGTTCTCTTGCACGTTGAGCAGCCTTAGCAGCTTTTTCTTGTGTTGACATATTTTCAGCAATTTTCTTTTTCAGATCATTTGGTGTTACACATTTAACTGAAACTTGCTTTGCCTTAGCTTTACTCTTTGCGGTATTTTCATTGTATGGGCCTTCAACTGCAATGCCGTCTTTATCAAGAACATACCAACCTGCTTTATCTGTTTTTACTTCTTCTACAACCGCGATAGGAGTTGATTGGCAGGTAGCTTCAAAATCTGTTACTAATTTCGTCTTGCTAAATGCTAAACGTTTCTTAACAACACCACCTAAGTTATTTCCATAACTAACGTTAAATTCAACATCAACTAGCAAATCATCTTCATTGATATCGGTATGAAGAATTTCGCTATTCTTCAGATACACCGAAATACCTGCAGGTGCTGGCATAATATTACATACTGGTGCAGGTTCAATAGTAGGTGTGGATACAGGTTCGGCAGTTGGAGCAGGAGCACATACTGCTATTTGATCTTGTACTGGATCAACTACGGGGACAGCGGCATCAACAGCAGTAAAATCTACTGCTCCTCCTACGCCTATCATACCTCCAAAATTTTCATTAGTTTCTTGTGTCATAACATTTCTCCATTGTATTTGCTAAGCAGCAAACTTTTTGTAATAAGCATCTATACGATCACATAATGGATCGACATATTGTCTTAAATCAACTTTGAATTCTAATGGAAGACCGTTAGAGCAGCCCATAAGAATAACGCCGTCATTAATATTTGTACCAAACATCTCATTATGTGCAAGACCATAGAATGTCATTTGCATATAGTAGTCATCAATTTTGTTTTTATCTTTATGATTGTTAGATGTTTTGAAATCGATAATACAATCTTTGTTTTTATAGACACCGATAAAATCACATCTACCAGCAATTTCCAACATATTGGAATACAATGCTACTTCCTGTCCCCAAATCTCATTGATGTTTTTAAACTTTAACCTCAGACTATTAAAAATCTGAATATCATCAGGTGAAACATTGCTCTGATCTACTTTATCACCATTTAGAAATTCTTCAATCATTCGATGCACATTTGTTCCACGAGTAGCAGCTGCATTACTTTGCCTATCTGCTTCTGCACCACCTAAAGCTGTTCGCCAATCATTTAGTGCCTTTACTTTTTCAGGTCGCATTGTAATGCCTAACATCGTTGTTATAGATGGATAAGCATTACCTTCAGGAGTAATGTAAAAACGTTGTCCTGTTAATGATTGAGTTATAAGCTCTGGATATGGAAATTTCATTTATTCGTTAATTTCAAATATGCTTTTTCAGCAGCAATATGTTTTTTAACAGCAAGTTCTAACGCATTCTTATAACACGAAAGAAGAATATCGACAGCTGAACCGGCATTCATATCTGGTTCAGCTGAAGATAATCTAGTATGCCTTTCTTTGCCTGCACTACCATATGTTCTAATTTGTCCAGTTGCGCTAATTTCATAATGTTGATTTGGATATAAATGCTCACCAGACGCATTTCTGTAAACTTTGTGTTTCTCATTACCTTGCATTCTATCAAATTCTAACATACCATGACTGAGTTGTACCGGGGTAGATACAAACTTCATTTTATCTACTGCAGCTTTCCATTGCGGTGTTTTCTTGAGTAATGCTATAGCCTTCGCAATATCTTCTTTAGTAGCACCGATTTCTTTTAAAAAATCGGTTACCTTGCCGCCAATCATCCTCTTTTCGTAATAAAAAGAGGATGCCTCAAATAACTCAATCACTTTCATTTTGCACTACCTGCATTTAACACCGCTTGAATAGAATCATCACTCATCAAAACACCATTTGGATATGTCTGACGGGTTTCATTCCATTTCACAACATACTTTTTACCATGATGCTCTGGCTTAAATGAGACACGAATGTTATTTACAAGCAATGAGACTGCTTTAGCATCAGCCATTGCATTGATTACTTTCTCATATTGTTCGTCATCTAGCACTATTTTCTTATCTGCGATGGATAGAATCGTTGAATCACCACTCTTACCAACATTCCATTCACCTAAATCCTCTGCAGCAGTTGCTTTTTGGACTATAGTCTTGACTTCTTCAGCAGTATCGGGGTCTGTATCTTGATCAACATCATCTACCTCAATTGATTTTTTCTCAATAACAATTGATTCTCTAGTTAATACCGGTTGAGTAACATCAATACCCATGACTTCAGCAAAAGCGATCAACTTGAGAACTGCTGTGCTCTTACCACGTAAAGAAGCAGTCAATGGTGCTTTATATGTCGTTAGTTTTGAATTAAGTAGAGTAGCAGGAATACCTAAAGATGTTGCAATCTTTAGGAATAACCATACACCATAAGTATTCTTGTTGTTAAATTTGCTCAGAAGATCATCCTGATCTGCATCTTCGAATACTAATTCAGTGCTTTCTTTTAATTCATCTGGTGCTATATCATTAATGCCTAATGACGATAACACCATTCTAAATGTAACACGCAGACGCTGTTTCTTCTGCAGCATAACACCTAGAGTAACAATCAGATTACGCATTTGCGATCTACGTTGAATAATTGCATCTTCAGGTACACCGAGAGCAATAAACAAATCATAAATTTCACGTTGAATTTTTGTTTGAAGGGTATCGCGCATCTTAGTACCAGCTTCATTGACAGATTCAGCAACGCCTGAAGCCTCAATAGAAGCAATTTCAGCTTTAGCTAATTCATTGGATAACCGCTTTAACCACAGACGCAGCTGGCTATTATCAATTACTTTTTCTGATACACCACGCAGATTGCGCTTATATGTTCCACGTTTGAGCGTAAGAATGCTCATTGGGATACCAAGTAGATGTGCTGTTTGAAAAGCTAAACGTTGATATCGGTTTGACAGTTCACGTTGAAAATCTAATGCTGTCCCGGCCATTACCACATCAACAGGGTCACCCTTCTTTTCTTTGTCATCATCGATATTCTTTTCAATTTCTGCAGCTTCTTCTTTATCATCCTTTTCCGCAGGTTTAGCTCTTGCTTCACCTAAAACTCGGCGGAAAAAACTATCGCCTAATCCGTTCATACCTTGTTTCTCCTCTGTTTTTGTGGTGGTTTCTACTGGGACTTCATCTTCAGTGTTATCCTCAGAACCGGTATTCAATAATTTTTCAGCTGCAGTTTCTTCATCATCTTCATTGTGGTCTTCTTTATCAGGTTCATCATCGACAACAGCCGTATCTGGCCATTTAACATCAACGATATCGAAATCTTGTGATAGTTCGTCTAACACCTTTTCAATGTCATCCTCTTGTCCAAGCATTTTACTTAATGCTTCTTCAAATTTATCCGCATCTTCTACATTCACATAAACTTTAACAATGTCGCCTTCTTCAGTTTCAAGACCAAATGTCACAGTTTCTACATCATCATCTTTTTCTTCTGCTGCACTAAGCAAACTGTGCACATCATTTTTCGAAAGATTACCATAATCAGCTGTGGCAGGAACGCCCTTCATATAAGGATTAACCTTATTTTTAATCGAATCTTCTTGTTTTTCGTGATCGGTCTTCTTTTGCTTTTCAGCATCGGCAGCCTTCTCATTAACAAGATTTGATAAGTTTTTAAGTAAACTCATTTCTTTAATGCTCCTAATGTTTCATTTGTTATTTATTTGAAAAGAAACTTAACAATTAACTAAGTCTAACATAACCACTTTTTTCTTTGCTGATTTTACTTTTCTTTCCCATTTTTCTAGGGAGGCGTCTAACAACTTTGCCTTTAAACAATCTGTATGGGAAATTAGCAATATCACTGCTTGTTGTTCCCACTGTTGCCATTGCAGCATCAGCAGCAGTTGATCCTGAATCAGCAGTACCTGCATCACCACCTTCACCATCTTCATTTATCTTTGTCAAATCCCGTAATAATTTACTACGTGGAGCCATTATACGGGCATCATTAATAGCTTGACGTAATCTACCTAATAAATCAGAACCTGGATCAACTCTAAGCAAATAATAGAAAGCTGCAGACATACATTCAGCTTTATCATTAGCAGTTAGATAATTCCACTTTAACAAACTAGTGCGAATTATACGATTCGTAGGTGTTTGTCTTTCTAAACGTAACATCAATATTCGAAGATTCTCATCAACCTCATCCCAATGAACAGATAAATTTGTTGACGAATTAATCGGATAATGTATCTGTTTAACTCGGCTACTTAGAATACGCTGTGAGTAGTGTTCTAATTTATGGTAAGCATCTTTATTGAGTAGTGCTGCACAATTGCGAGGCTCCATTGCAAAGAGTCCCCAGAAGTTTAAAGAATTCATACTTGGAGAATATTTTTTCAATTTACAATTTGATGGATCACGCAGAATTTTAGCAGCCTGTTTATCACCATTGCGGAGTAACACGATAGCACCAATATACGTAGCTAAATAGGCATCTACTATTTGTTCGCCTGCCATAACTTTAACAACCCTAGTGCGTGAATCACCAGTCTGTGCATAGTTATCATCAACAGATGCTAAATTTTTATCTTCATTTACTTTAGTGCTATCATTATCATGGATCATTTTAATAAGCTTCCCGAATAAGGCATTTATTAGATCATCAAATGTTGTTGATGAATCAACTTTCTGCTTTAAATTGTTTATTGTTACATGTGTTTCTGCAAATGCTAACAATGAACGCTTTACTGTTTCGGGTGAATAGCCAATAACATCACCGTTCTTAAGCGTCAATTTGTAAGTTTGATAATTTTCTTTAAACTCTTTTAATTTTGTATCTAGTTCTGAAATAGCATTTTTAAGAATAGCACTTATTTTTGTTCTATAGGCTTCTTCATTTAGATTCTTCAAGCTAGTAGCAAATTTTGAAATAGTCTCTTCTGCAGTAGCACCACGATACTCAGCAAACACCTTCTTAGCAGATGTACTTCGTGCTAATTCAGGTATATTGAATAAGTTAGCAATACGAATTTTAACATCACCTAATAAACCGCCTCTACTATCTAATGCGGCATTTGGGTCTGATGAACGCACTGCACCTTTTAATTCTCTTCGTATAGATTGATTAAAGGTATTGATTGCCGTAAATACGTCCTTATTCACTATCTTTACTTGTTCATCAGTGTCAGGATCAAGTAACACTACACCTTCAGCTTGATCTCCTAATCCTGATTTTACGTGCTTAACAAAATTCTTTAGAAGTTTTGCTTTAATCGATAATTTGAAATCATTTAAAATTTTACCATTTAGCGCTTGTCGTTCATTAGCAATAGCATCACGTTTTTCTTTGTCAACACTTGTCAAATTTATCGTTGCGACTTCTAAATTGGTTAAATCTAAATTTAGCTTTGCAGTAGCTTCATTTTTTGAACTAAGAAAATCTTTAAGTGCTTTTAATTCAGCTTTGATATCAACATCTTCTAATTTCTTACCATCAATTAACTGAGCAGAAATAAATTTCCATTTAGTGCTTGTTGGGACCTTCTTGATATGTATACCATCATCAGTGTCTAGGATATTGATCTTTACATTAGATACTGCACTCTTCATTTTCTTAACAAGTGCTTCTACATTTGATTGATCAGGTTTTATTTCGCTGTTTGTGCCAGCTGCAGCTTTTAGAAATGCGATATGATTGAAGCCTTCATACCCGTATGTGATAGCATTTGGTTGTTTACCAAATAAAATTTCAATATCGATTGCTTCGCCTGGTTCAAGAATAGTTGTTATTAATTTTTCTTGATCTTGAAGTGCAGTTTGAGCAGCCTTAAAACCGATCATTCCTTGAGTTTCAAGCGACGTCTCACCCCAATCAGCTTCACTATAGAATAGTGATTTTCCATCGCGAGTGGTATAAATTTTACCATTAGCATCTACACCAAATCGTAGGAAACTACCATCTAATTTTTCAGTAATACGCAATTTGGCAAGTTCAGAAACTCTGTCAATAAAATTCTTTTGAACTAATTTCCCATCTTTGTCAAATTTGTCTACTAGTGGTAAATCCTCAATGTGTGCAATACCTTCTGACATTTTAATGAGAGACATATAGAACCTACTTAAATAAAATTGCTTAATATCTTTATTTATCAAAATACCACAATGGGTTAGTGTTAAATACACTAACCCATGTTTTATACTACGTTTGGATTAAGCTGCTGGAGCTTCATCCTTAGGGGCTTCATCTTCAGCTTGAGCAGTGATAATTTCACGGGTGAGATCGCGAATTGCTGCTTGAGTCTTTGCCAATTCTACTTGTTGCTTTTCAGCATCGGTTGCCCAAACTTGGTAAACTGCAATAAGACGCTTAACACGTGGGCTAAGATCATCTACGTTGTAGGACTTGTCACCGATATTGATAGTTTGCGTGGTTGTTTCAGTCATGTAAATCTCCTTTATTTGATATAAGTTGCTTCGACGAATTTGTTATCTGTATTAGATAACATATTTATAGTGCTGCGCAAACATATTTCTGACACTTCCAGTGATACGCTTGAACAGCAAAATGCTTTACCTGCTGCTGGTTGTACGAGTACTAATTCATTAATATCTTCAATCTCTGGATTCACATATCTAAATGCACATCCTAAATCGATATCGATTTGCCGCATATACTGCCGTATTTCTGGAACAGTGTTATGACCACAATACACTATTGATAAATCAGGTGATTGAACTTTATCAACCATACAAGACCAATTGGTAAATGGGTCTGCCCATGATCTGCCCCATGTAGCACGTGAATAATCTATATTAGCAGTCTCTAAATTGACATCAGACAGTGGAACCGTTCCAATTAATTCACCATGTACAATGTTAAATTTAGCAGGTCCTTCACCATCTACATGGATCACGTAAGGCAATTTAGTCAACCGTTGCGCATAGTGTTTTAAAACAGTTTGATCAACATCTTCATCAAGTATCCAATTACCACCATTTTGTAACCATGTCATTAAAGAACCGGCGGCCAAATCTTCATCATCAGACGTAAAATAATCTCTCATCATTTCATCGTGATTACCTAACACCGGAAAAAACCATTTTTCATATAGCAATTCTAGTGCCTCGATTGAGTGCTCACCTCTATCGATAAGATCACCAACTGAAAATACTCGGTCTATGCTAAAATCGAATCTTACGTGTTGAAGTAACACAAAGAATTCCGTGATACACCCATGTATATCACCGATAACAAAATCTCGACCTAATAAATTAGGCGTCATTCTACGAATATATTCAGTCATTAAGTTCTCATTAGGGCAAGGAGTGGATCAATGTCAGGTTTTTTTGATTTGTCGAATAAAGACCCAACATCACTAAGATCATCAGCGGGTATATGCCTCTTAGGTTTAATTTTCAATTCTGTTTTGTTCGGATTTGTGACACGAAGTGAAACTGCATCCCAACCTAACAACAACTGTTTACCTACCCCGTTAGATGACCGAGTTTTTAACAACTTCAAGACATACTCACCAGCATCACGCATTTGATCTGATTGTATAATCATAATGAGGTTATCTGCGGTTTGAACCTTAGAATAACCACCTTGAATGTGACCTTGTGTATGTTCTTCGGCATCAATAGCAGCTCTACCTGCCTGACTGGCTGAGATCATACAGCAATCGAATTCTGCTGCAACTGCTCTACATTCTTCTGCTACAAATTTATCCTTAACGAACAAATTATCCATAGACACCTTACGAGCTGGCATCATCAAGTCCATGTAGTCAAGAACTACAAGATCAGGAATGTAACCATTTACAGTTTCAAATTCCTTCAAATAAGCCCGAACGTCATTCGCCGTTGCAATAGATTCCGGCATACGCTTAATTGTTAATTTGCCTAAAACTTCAGCACTTCGATTAATTTCCTGCGCTACTTTTTGGATATTTTTAAAGATATCTCGTTGACCGACTCCAGTAATCATTGAATCGAATCGTTTACCTACCACCGTTTCAGCTAATTCTAATGTGATATACAACACATTCATTTTACGTTGCAGGAAATTCACTGCAAGATTAGACATAAGAATTGATTTTCCTACGCCGGAGTTTGCCATAAAAAGCGTTATTTCCTGTCTTGAAATACCTCCACCTAACAAATCATCTAATTCGTGCCAACCAGTAGGAATAGTAGCAGTGCTATTCATTTGATCTTTGATACGTTTTTCAGGATCATCAAAGTAATCAAGACCTAAATCTTTTTGTAATCCAACTGAAATCGCATTTTTCAAATCCTCGATCATAATACCAAAATCAGGATTATCCAACATACCTGCAGCTTTAAAAATTGCTGCTTCTACTGCACTGTTACGGCAAAAATGAGCAATTTCTTCTGCTGCATAATTTGATTGTGCTTTTGTCACCTCAAATTTTACTAAATCGATACTGGTTTCTACTTTTATTTGCTCTACCGTCGGTGTGTCTCTGTATTTTTCTACATAATCCAACATAAATTTAACTGCTGGCCGAAGATTTGAATCAAAATAGATAGGTTTTAAAATTCCTGAACACCGCGTAAATAAGTTTTTATCAGATAGGAGATACCCCAACAGCATTTTTTGTTTTGAACTATCAGACATTAATTACCTCTAGTGTTATGTTTAATTGTGTTTACCGCCACGACATTTCATGGCGATTTCAACTTTTGTTATGAAGCTATTTGTTCGTATATTCTGCATTAATGAATAAACAGTATAAAGTTTACCATATTTTCGTACTGCATCATTAACATCATCTGATCCGTCTGGCGTAAATGTGACGGCCCAACCTAAATCAAGTATTTTTTCTCCTAGTGCTCTACCATTTTTATCAGGATCGAGCACAAATACGAGTGGTCTTCTACAGGTTTTTAGGATATCAATTTTTGTTTCATTAATGGTGCTGCCTATTAACGATATACCGTCAATGTTAAGTGCATCGAAGACACCTTCGACAACGAACAAGGGTTTATTGTGATATTGGTATAATGCGTCATAGTTAAAAATCATTGCTTCTTTTGGTGCATTGCAACCAATATAGCGAGGTTGCACATTATCATCAATCGCTCTTGCTTGCCAATAGATAATTTTGCCTCCACGATAAAACGGTATTATTACTCGTCTAGGATATGTTTTAGGTGCTACATAAAAACTGTATCCTGTGTCCAATATTTTCCGTTTATGTAGATATTCTGCAATATCTAAGGCCGACTCATCATCTGAGTTTTCAATCAATACGCTTCCTTCTGGAAGCGGTTGCACTGCTGTGCTAAATGTTTTCTTTGTCAGACTTTCTACAGATATAGTAGTAGGTACTGCCATTTTTGATTCTAAAAATTGAGAACCTTCAAATTTCTCAATATCAACCCCTTCAACCCCCAATGCGGTTAAAAGTTTACGCATATGTCTCGAAAGACGAGTTGCCGTAGATTCGTAAACTGCTTTAAATGCACAATTAAAACAGTTTGCTATAACATTACCAGCATCAAACTTGATGCCCAATCTGTGTTTATAATCATTACAGATTGGGCATTTAAGTGAGTGAAAACCTGAATTAGAAGCTTTTCCTAATGGAACTGATCTTCGTATAAGCTGTTCCAATGACTCCATATTTTCTCGTATATGCTGAATATGTGTTATTATATCACTATCCCTTTTACAAGTAAACTATTTTAGAACTAATAACCCATTTGATTGATATGACAACTTAATGTCATTGAGAGTTAGTGGTGGTAAATTTAGGTAAATTTGTAACACTGTCTTTTGCTAACTCGGATGATGCATACGCTTTAACATCTATGACATATTTCAATTTAGCAGGATTATGAATATCACCATTTGGACCACGGTTATATGCAGCAATCAATCTATCACCAACAAGTTTATATTTCTCTTTTAAAAGTAACAAATATTTGCTAGCTACTTTGAGATTAAAAATATCATCGTTGTGTAATTTCTTTGCTAATTCCTGCTTAGTGAATCCTTTAGGAAAGTATTCGACAGATAAATCAGGAAAGAGCTCTAATACATACTTGGCTGTTCCTATCAATATTTGACTAACACCTAAAGAGCCATTTGGTGAGTTCATAGATTCACCAGCTTTAGTTTCTACCATTACAATACCTTGTAGTATGGTAGGATCAGACTGTCCATCTTTCTGTGCTATCTGATATGCAGTTTTCATAACGAAAATCTGTCTTTGTGATGGTTGCATTGCATTAGCAGTGCTGCTTATTATTAAAAATACTGCTAGCAATAAAGCTTTTAAGTTAAGCTTCATAAAGTTTCTCCTTAATGTCCAGGCAGGAGATTTCAAAATAACATTCTTGACCCACATTATTGTGGTCGAGTTGTTAAATCGAAATTGAATTTATATACTCATTCTCCGTGATTTGAGTATCACGTCCGTTTTGAATGAGAGACCCATATTGCTAGGTCGCATAATGTCACCTACTAGTCGTTTACACAATTCATCTATAAAACTATTGTTAACGTGAGTGTAACGACCTAAGTGCCTTGTCCTGGAGGCGTTAATTGAAAGGTCTTGCTTAATATTTATGACTTCCCCACCAAGACTAAAATTAAATATGTCTAAATCATTGCATTTATCATCTGGTAGGTCCCATCCCATCACCGTTACACTTATACCCTTATGCTTCATTGATTCAATAAGTGCACGAAGAGTTGTTAATCGCGGTGATGACAGTAACAAATTCATAATTTTTGTTACATCTTCTTCATTATACTGCTCAGCTAGTAGATTCCTATACCTCTCTAATGGTTTTGCTATTATGTTAAAAACACTGACACCATCTATCAAAATATCTGCAACAGATAAATCAGCTGCAGATAATGCTGATTTACTTTTTTCATATGACACTAAACTTGGTTCTATACCTATCACGCAATTAAATCCACTATCAGCACCATCTGTCATTAGTACTAATGTGCGTTTCTGACTTTTCATTTTATTCAATCTGCCGTCTGCGAAAATAACAGCTTCAACTATTGTCGTGCCATGTTGGACCATAAATGATTCATATTGCTTCAAAAGCTGTTTATCAACTCTTTTCATCATTGGAAAACAGTTATCTATATCCCATCCAGCCGTTACCATAGCACTTGCAAAATTCAAATTGATTAGTCTATTAGTAATATCCTGCTTACTATTTTTCTTTGTTGATAACACATGGATTATTTTAGGTGAATGTAAAATTACATTCTCTCGTTTAATGATATCCGTATTCCTAAATGATCTATTAAGTGTTGTTGAATTGATATCAGTGTATAGCCAAACTTCTAATTCTACCTTTGCTAGTATAGCAAAGTGTGCTAATTCCATTATTCGGTGTATCAATGCGTGAGTGCTTGAATGCATTGATCCACTCCAATCTAACATAACAACAAAACCGTGATTAATTTGATTAGGTGTTATTCTCATCTGCTGAAAAACGTCATCAAAAATTTTATATTGCGTTAATCTAACAGGATCAAGAGACCCAGTAGTTCTGTATTTTACTTGCCGTAAATTTTCAGCATTTGCAGTAGCTGAGAATTTTCTGAATAACAATTGTGCATTTTCCATTGCGTCAATATTGTTATTTTTGAACTGTTTCATAATAGAATGAAATCGTTTTTGATCAGCTAAACCGCTAGGAAGTCCTAAATACGATATTCCTTTTGTGCCACATAGCTCCATAATATCGTGCACAGGAAACAGTTCATTTAAATCATTTGCTGTTGCAAATGCTGAAAATTTACGGCAAGTAAAATACAGAACTACTGGGTCTCTTGATCCTGTTAGATTAACGCAATAT